TATCCCACTAATCTCTTTTGTCTCAAGCGTTCCATCGGATAAAATCACTGATAGTTTTGCAGTATTTGTAGTAACGAGATCCGTAGATGCTGTATCATCAACTTCTATCTGAGTTGTACTGATACCTGTTTTTATTCTTCCACCTCTTCTAACTCCCTGTTTTACCTCATCTGCCACTGATATTATCTGTCCAGGACGTACCAATACACCTGCTTCAGCAGTAATACTAAAATTAACTATTTCAGAGGAATTATTTTGGTTAAACAATTTCGCCATTCTTGAAGCCTGACCTCTTGATGTTGTGGCAAAGCTTTTTATAGTCTGTGTTTTTATTCCATACCTTGACTGTGCTGTTGTGTCATCTACTGTTTCATAGTCAATAGCTTGAGTTGTCATATCAAAGAAGCCTACATTTATCTTTGTAAACTTAGCCTTCTGACTTTGATTGCTATATGAAAAACCACCTTCAGTTACATTAGAAATATTAAAGGTATAGACAGGATCAGATGGTCTATCCTGTGAGATCGTAATACTACCAGCTTCATAAAAAGCCTGCACTCTCATTACAGAACAAAGATCCTGTATAAGTTCAAATGCCTCTTTCTGATTATTGATATTTACATTACAACTAAACCTAGCTTCAGTTGTACCTGTTCCAGAACCATCATCAATAAGAGTTGAATTATATTCAGAAGCAGAATAAAAAGCAAACTTATCTATAGCTGTTTCTGGTATGGACGCTCCGTAACGTGTATTAGTTAAAACATCATATAGAACCCATGCTGGATCATTTGTATATTCCTTATCTGTTTTTAGAGTACCATTGAAACTGCCACTGAAAGATAAACTACCATCAGACCTTACAGTTGCATTATGTGGGATTTTTACCTTTATTCCTCTTATTCTGTATGTTCTTGTTGGTATTGATCTGAATGATTCAGCATTAAAACGTAAGCCAACATGTGCAATATCTACATAAGCTCTTTGTTCTGCGGTTATCTCAGTAAATGATGACCAAGAAAATTTATTCTGTAAATTAGTATCAGTAGAATCATTAGTAACTCTAGTGACAGTAGCAGTTATTGGATAACTAAGATTTGATAAACCTTTAATAATATAATCTCTGAAATACTGTGTATTTGTCTTACCAATAACGGCACCTTTTACTCCTTTAATAACTCTATGTTCTTTACCATTATTCTCTGTAATTTTTATAGATAAATTGACTTGTGTACCATTTGTAGATCCATCATCTGTATTAAATTCCTGAAGAGAAGGAAAGACAATAGTAATTCTTAATTTATCTATCTGATTTGAAATTGATCTTGATACTGGAGTTGCTTTTGTTACTTCAACACCAACAGCAGTTTCAGATTCTATTTCATTAATCGTGTCTAATGCAGTTTGATTTGACGTACCAAATCTAGTTTCAAAACTTATATCCTCTCTTGTAAAATTAAAATCACCTTCTGTGAGATTATTTATATCTGCTGATTTTTTTAAAACTTGAGTTCCATCTAGAAAGACATCTTTCAATGCTGCGATATTATATTTATCAGTTCCCTGCGTAAGACCTGCTTCTAATGGTGAATGAAAACCAGCTATCTCTCCTTCTGAAAGCACATCTATAAGATCATTTGATTGCTTACTGGATAGTAAGGAATCTGTTGTAGTTAAGATGCCATCAACATTACCTGCTGTGATATTTACACTATTCTGTTTTGTAAAAGTAGCATTACCTGATGTAGAGACTGAAGTGCTACTTGTAACTTTAAATTCTGTTGATGAGGTGACAGAGGTTACAGTTACATTTTGTGTTGTAGCAGAACCAGAGGTAATATTTAGGTCAACGACATCACCAACAGCTAATGTTTCTGTGCCATTATGAGTAATAGTAATAGTATTTGCTGATTGAGTATAAGTAGCAGTTTTAGGAACATCCTCAAAATAAAAACTTACTATTTCATTAGATATTGTCTGAGAAGATGATCTTGTGACGGTAAAAACAGTAGATGAACTTACTGCTGTTACTGTCAAAACTTCTGGTGTGTTTTCATTTGAACCTACAACAAAAATAATATTTAAAACGTCACCTACTTGTATGGTTTCACTGCCATCATGAGTAATTGTTGCTGTAGTTCCAGATTGACTAAAACTACCTGTCTCAACAGTAATACCATCTATTTCAATTAACTTTCCATTTGCATCAAAATTAATATCATTTCCTAATCCACCAAGTCCAAAATGTTGTAAAAAATTATCTACTTGCTGATCTGTTATCTCACCAAAATAATGTGATTGCATTACACTTGGTAATGCGTATTCTGGATCAAAAAAATCTGACATTAGACAGAAACCTCAATCTGGTCTGTATCAATTCCATTTGATACATTTATACTTCCGACAAAGATATCTCCATATACAAGAGGGAGTGCAACACCAGCACGACTAACGTTTGTGACCCCACTAAAGGCAAAGTTAACAGTGGCATCTTCTGGTTCTAAAGATGAAAGACCTTTAGGCTTTGGTGTTAAATAGCTAGTTATATCATTTAAGATCAAACCTGTTCCTAATGCTGTTGCAATACTTCCAACAAATGCAGCAGCACCAGCAGCAACTAGAGCCTTTCCACCAAAAATCAAACCTATACCTGCTAATATCCCTAAAAATTTACCTTCAACAACTGGTATTATTTTTATTTCCTCTGCTATCGGGTCAAGCATATTTTCTTCTGTTACGTTATATCCACCAATATCTACCTTGTAAAATTTATCCATCATGTATGTTTCTAACTCTGGGTGATTACAACGCAAGAAACGCATCACCTCAACTGTATTTCTTACTTCTGCCTTCTGTTCTTTCCATCCTACAAAATCTGCCAGATCTCCATATAGTTTTACTGTCTTAAGCATGGATCTCTCTGTAATGTTTC